CAAACATTCAAAGACTGCCGACGACGCTGGTGGTTTACATATTACAGACGTCTTAAGCCACGTAATCAAGACTTCACAGGTGCTCTTGCATTGGGTTCTCGTATCCACGCTGCTTTAGATGCTCATTACGCAGAGGGTGTACCTCTACTTAAGGCGCATGAAAAACTTGTAGAAGTTGATCGTACGATTCTTTTGTCCGAGTTCCGCGACACTGACACTCTTGATGGTGAAGCCGAACTAGGTCGTATCATGCTAGAAGGATACGAGCAGTGGGTTGAAGAAAACGGTATTGATGCCGAACTAGAGATGATCTCAACTGAAGAAACTATTATTGCTCCGCTATTTAACGGTGAAGTTGAATTACAAGGAAAGTTGGACATGAGAGTTCGTCGTAAGTTAGACGGTGTCCGAATGTTTCGTGACTTCAAAACTGTTGGTGGATCGCTTTCAGATTTTGCAAATCTTGCTCCAATGAATGAGCAAGTTATGACATATATGCTTCTGGAGTCTTTCCAGAATAAAGAAGGAGAACGCTCCGAAGGTGGCATCTTTACGATGCTAAAAAAGGTAAAGCGTACTGCTTCTGCACGACCTCCGTTCTACGACCAGATTGAAGTACGACATAACGTATTTACAATGCGTTCTTTCTGGAACCGTATCCACGGAACTATAACTGACCTTATGAGAGTGCGTACAGCACTTGATGAAGGCTCAGATCACACATTGGTTGCTTACCCTCACGCTACTCGTGACTGTAAGTGGAAGTGTCAGTTCTTCACTGTATGCACATTATTTGATGATGGAAGTGCAGGGGAGCAGGCTCTAACCGAAATGTTTGAAGAGGGAGACCCCTATTCATATTACGAAAATGACAAGAAAGGTAGCGACTAACTTATGAGTGACATTCAGCGTTCACTAACAGTTATGGTCTACGGTGAGTCAAAAGTTGGAAAGTCCACTTTTGCAGTCACCGCTCCGTATCCGCGCCTAATGCTTGACGTTGAGGGTGGACACCGATTCCTCCCTATCATCGTTAAGTATTGGGATCCACTACGTGAAGAACCACCAGTGGCTGATGGAACTTGGGATACTTGTGTAGTCCAGGTCCGCAATTACGACGATGTGCTTAAGGCATATCAGTGGCTTCAAAGCGGTAAGCATCAGTTTAAGAGTCTTATTATTGACTCAATCTCTGAACTTCAAGTTAAGTGCATGGACAGCATCGCAGGTAGCGAGCAGATGAAGATGCAACAGTGGGGCGAATTACTTCGTCACATGGGCGGTCTTCTACGCGATCTACGCGATCTAACAATGCATGCAACTAATCCACTAGAAGCAGTGATCTTGACTGCAATGGCTCGGACTGGGCAGGATGGACGTATGCGTCCTTACTTGCAGGGTCAGTTGGCTATTCAGGCTCCATACTTCTATGACATTCTTGGTGCTATCACAACAGAGGAAGTACCAAACCCTGATCCATTGAGTCCTCCATACAAGGTTCGTAAGATGTATGTAGAACGAAATAATCAGTACGAGGCTGGAGAGCGTGTACAAGGTCGCCTTGGCTCAGCAGTTCAGCAAGAAAATCTCTCCATTGAGCGTATGCTTGACATGATCTTTGGAGAAAAGCAACCTGCAGCAACTGCTGCCAAAACAACAAAGAAGGAAGGTTAAGGTATGAGTACCTTAAACTGGTCCGACCTCATCAAAGAGGCTGGAGAAACAGCATCATACGAACCACTACCAGACGGTGACTACGACTTAGTAGTTCTTGAAGGTGTGGCAAAGCAGACTCAGTCTGGCAAGACCATGTTCTCAGTTAAGGCTGAAGTTCAGGGTGGTCCTCATAACAAGCGTCTTCTATGGGACAACCTTGTTGTATCAACAGACAACCCAACTGCTCTAGGTATCTTCTTTTCGAAGATGTCTGCTCTTGGCCTTGGTCGTGAGTTCTTTGATTCATCACCAAGCAATGCACAGATTGAACAGGCTCTTCGTGGTCGTACATTCCGTGCACAGGTTGGTAGCCGCGTGTATCAAGGTACAAAGCGTAACGAAGTAAAGCGTTACTACTCTGCTCAGGCTGCAACACCAACTACAGACCCATGGGCTGCAGAACAGGCTCAGGCTGCTCCAGCACCTGCTCCTGCACCAGCGCCAGCACCTGCTCCTGCACCAGCGCCAGCACCTGCTGCCGCCGCTCCAGCAGCACCGTTCTAAGTCTTGGCTTAGTTAGATTGCCTTCCAGCGAAAGTTGGAAGGCTTTCTAATTAGTCCACAAGTTCTATAACACAGATAGGTTAAAGGTAGAGAAATGAGAAATGGAACCAAAAAGGTTCTACTTACTGGTTGCAGTGCTTCTCAGTCATCTTCGTCACTTAACAAAAGAATGCCAACTTTTGCTGGACTCTTGTACTCTGCTCTTACTCATGCTGGGCATGATGTTGTTTGGGATGTCCCTAGATATGAATGGGATGAACACGAATTAGCAGATTTTGATGTTGTGCTTGTTGGATTGACACCACCGACAAGCGTGGCTTCATATCGTTTATACGGTGCGTTATCTGTTATTGAAATCGCTAAGCGTGTCACTAATGTTAGATATATTTTAGATGCTCCAGAGCCAGATAAATTATGGAATGGAATTAGAGCAACAACAAATAATCCAGGAGACTTAGTAAAAAATTTTTACGGAAAAAGACCTGATTTTAACAAAGCAAGTAACCCTAAAGAACTAGATCGCTTACAGTCCGTAGTTGTTGATCTTTATGAAAACGAATGGGAGAGAACTATTGTTCCAGCGTTTCCTTGGTTCAAGCCATCTCATGTAACCAACTACATACCCAATCTAACTGATGATCTAGTTGAACCCATATGTCTTGACTCCGTGCTACTTACTGCCGTAAAAAGTTCTTCTCTTTATATGAAAAGCGAGTCTGATCATTGGGTCTACGACAGCCACACTCGCTGGGTGAAAGACCTAGAGAAAACAATCAAGTATGAGACTAAGCCTATGGTTAGCAAAAAATGGTCTAATAACGCTGAGACCCTTAGTGCTATAAATAAATCAATAGGTTCTATTATTTCTACATATAAAAACAATGACCCGTGGTGGTCTATGAATCTTTCGCAGTCTTTATTTATTAATACCCCTGTGGTCACAGACTGGAGACATACTAGTTTTATAGATTCTTCATGGGCGGTTCTTGCTCATCATATTGAGGAAATGTCACCTGGTCAGCGCTCTTCCTTGGCTGTTGAACAGAAGAATAGTTATATAAAAGTAATTAGTAGTTTTGATGAATCTATAGAACGAGTTTTATCAGCCGTATTTGAAGATTAGTATTGTAAGATTAATTTAGATTGGACGTGGTTTTGTGAAGAAATTAGACATGGATTGGGCTAAGTCCCAACTTGAACAGGCTAAGGTATCCCCTGAGACTGGTATATCTATCGTAAAACTTCTTGAATTTTGGAAGACCTTGGATCACTCAAACCAAGCAGATGAAAAAATTTTAGAACTATTTAGTAAGTTGGCTCAGAGTAACGCTCTTATTGACAACTCTGGTAATGAGATATGGGAAGATGCTCGACCTGGATTCCTTCGTGTTGGTGATGAAGTGCGTGTTAAATTTAATGCTTTTGAAGATGAATTAGGTCAAATACATAATGGCAGACGAGGTCGCATCGTAGGAGTTCGTTATGGTGACATTATTATTAAAACTTCTGACGGTAAAGAGCCAGTTCTTGACGGGTCTCATTACTCCCCGCACAATTTAGAAAAATTGGTTGCGGTATTGTGACCGTAAGTTCTATATTTAGATTTACTGTGTACGGAGAAAGTTATGAAGAAATTCTTTCTAATGCCGAATACAGAATATCTGAGTTCTTTGAAGTTAATCTAGAAGATGTAAGTAAAAAATTTAATTATGAACTAGACGTACGAGAAAATATAGATATGCTTGATGGAAATCCATACGAAGCAGAGGTAATTGTGAGGGGTAGAAATGTCTGATCAGCCAACAGAACCAGTAGAGCCACGTGAAGATACCACCCTCCCCCGTGTTGAAGCACTTAGAGAAGCAGCAAAAATTATTGCTGGCGATCGTGACATTCAATATGGCGGACCAGAAGAAAACTTTACTCGTATTGCAAAAATTTGGTCAGTAATTGTTGGCAAAGAAATAACCCCAGAAGATGTTGCAATGATGATGGTGGGTCTAAAGGTTGCTCGCTATGCATCTAAGTCAGGATTCCAACCAGACACTTGGATTGATATTGCAGGTTACGCAGGTTGCGGTTTTGAAGTTGGTAGTGTAGAAAAGTCCTAACAACTTCAAACAGAGAGATACGTTTTTGTTTAAAAACATTTCGCCGCTAAAAAAGCCCTGGACTTTTGAACAACCACTTTGTAGAGAAGTTGGCGGAGAACTGTTCTACACATCAGATTTAGACGATCCCTCCGAGATGGATAGTAACGTATCCAACGTTCAGGCTGCTCGCAGATTATGTGATAATTGCTCTCATATAGAAGACTGTGCTGAGTGGGGAATTAGGCACGAAAAGTTTGGAGTCTGGGGAGGCTTGAGTCCTAAAGATTTAGTAGACATCCGTAAGAAAAGAAATATTCCTTTAGAAACTCCTACGTACTTGCCGTTTATAGACTCATAGATATCAATATTTTCAGATAGACTGTAGTCATCTTCACGGAGGAGTTGGTTCTACATGTCTGCAAAGCAAGCACCTAGACCTATGGCCCTGTGTGAAATCTGTTTTCTAGAAGACCATACACGCTGGGAACCTGAAAGTATGGATGAAGAAGGCAGGGTTCTAATGAAACTTGTCGGTGTAGACGTTCCTGAAAAAATAAACACTGAATCAGTTGAAATTTGCTGCATGTGTGGAGCAATAACGGTCTCAGGTATTTTTGAAATGATGTGCCCATCTGACGTATATTTCAATGCTGAGTCGGAAAAACAAAACGTTTTTGAATTTGCTCTTGAAGATTTTGACGAAGAAGAGTACTAATGAAAGATAGTAGAGCAGGGGAGTCTCTTTGGGAAGAATGGGAGGGGTTGGGGTACGAAACCCTAGAAGATAGAAAAATTTTTTATACAATAGATCATGTATCTTTAGATAATGAAATTGTTAGAAGGGCTTTGGCTTCTACCCTTCAAAGAGATGGGATTGCTGATTCCCTAGGTGACGGGTTCAAACTCCTGGAAAAATCTTTGGTGTCATATAACTGGGCTGGTTTCTTGGAGGAAGATAACGAGATAAATTTATGTGATGATGCTGGGTACACTTCTTATGGTGATTTTATAGAAGAAATTAACCCCGTAACGATAGTTGAATTTTAAATAAGTTTTGGCGTGTTACTAAAGGGACAATTGAGGATTTCTAATAGAATTAACTTCTATGTGGAAACCAGCAGATAACTTAAATTGGCAAAAGTCAGCAAAATGCGCTGACCCTGCTAATAAAAAGTATATACAATGGTTCTACTCAAAAGATTCTACAGAAAAAAATGAAGCCAAAAATCTATGCTTTTCTTGTCCTGCTCGTAAGGACTGTCTACAGTGGGCTCTGGAGCATAGAGAGATTTGGGGTATCTGGGGAGGCAAAGATGAAATTGAACTGCGTAGGGCTCTGTCTGTCGCCTACAACGGTGAGGAACGCAAACGTAATCGCCCACCTAATTGTCCTTATTGCACTGCCCGCCCTAGCAAGTTAAATACTTCTATTGAAGCGCTTCCACCAGGTGGACGCTGGACTCGTGCAAAAGTTGTAACTTGTACCGAATGTGGGTTTGCGTGGAGAAGTAGGTCTAGTGCTAATGCCGTTGAATCCTACAAAGCAGACCGCGAGCAAAAAAAGAAAAGTAAAATAGAAACTTCTGATTAGCGCTTAGTTTGGATAATACTTATATCCCTACGAGGGTCGTAATCTTCTCCAAGAGTGAATGTTAAGAGTCCTGGCTTACTTTCTAAACCTGAACGATCACGCCACCATGGACTACCAGGATCAGTTGTTGGAGCCTGTAGCCACAAGCGTGAGCCAATATCTAAAGCCTTGAAGTGGTGGAAATGCCCAGATACCCACATGTCGGCTTGACCAAGAGCAGTCTGACCAGCAGCCTGTCCTGATAAATATTTAGTAATATCTCTACCACTTTGGTGACCGTGGAACAAACCTAAAAGAGTTCCTTTAACATTTACTGTAAGTGTTTGGTGATCTTTTTCTGGGTATCTAAAAGTTATATGAGAAAGTTCTGGATTCTCTGCGCAGGCATCTTGTACTGCGGATGCAATCTCTACGTTCCAACCATCTGATGGATCTGCAACTACTTGACGTGTAACTTCATCGTGGTTTCCGTTAACTACCGCTACAACAAGTTCTTCGCAGTATGGTGCAAATGCTTTGATTTGCTGCATCAAAAGACGACGTGCTACGCGAGTCTGCTCTGTTTGACCTAAGTCGGATGCGGCTGGGCTTTGTAGTCGACCATTCTGTGAAACGTTTCCTTCTACATGGTCTCCCGCAAGAAGCATTGTTACTGTTCCAATGTTGCGACCAATTTTTTGTAGTTCTTGATATCGATGGAATGCACCTTCAGTTACATCAAGAATTCTTTCAATCGATTCTCCAGTACCCTGACCATTTGCTTTCTTACCAATTTGCTGGTCTGACGGGGCTATTGCAAAAGCACCATCACCTGATACTTGCTTTGAACCTTTTGTAGGTTTCCATTTTTTAACATCGTCTACAAGTTTTTCTAAATCTAAATCTGGACCCTCTGTGTAATCTGCAGGAACTACAGATACGCGAAAAGATTCCAACCAGTTTTCATTGAAGGTTTGCCACTTACCTTGACGTACGCTGGTGACTTTCCAAGATTCAGGATCTAACCCAAACTCCCTAAGAATTTCATCTGCATCTGCAGAGTTTCCTGCTGGGCGTGGAGTACTTACAACAAAACCTCCAGACATGTGGTCAATGTCCATACGAGGTCTAAATGCTTCTGGAGTTTCCTGTGTACGTCTGTCAGAGCCAGTAGTTCCTGGCGAAGACAGTTCTTCTAGAAGTTTCTTAGAAAAACTCTCAGACACTCTATTCTCCGCTCAGAGTTTCGATGCGGGCTGCAATACCTGTAAAGCATCGGCACTGCTTACGACGATGAAGTGCTAATGAAGATTGTGCAATGTCGTAGTTTTCCGACATCAAGATTTCATAAATTTGTCGAATTGAAAGTTTCTTTAGAGAGCCGTCTGGTGGAAATAGAACAAGTTCAAATGCTTTGCGATCTTCTTTGTCCATTTTGTCCATAACC